CAATCACCACACTTTGATCATTGCCTACACCAATGATTTTGGTCTCGGTCTCAGTGCCCTCAATTTTCAACATGTCGATACAGCCAAGGTCAATGCTGTGTTGTACTAGGTCTAACAAATGGTCTCTCATGATTTCTCCTTTAAACAATTATACAGGATATATTTAGATTTTTCAACTAAATTGATATTATTTCTCAATTATTTTGGCCAATGTTTGGCCGCCGCGCAGGCTGTAAATTTTTCCGGGCTTTTGGAATTCTAACCAGGCTACATCACCTAGCCCGCGATGTCGATCCAGGGTGTCAAACCCCACTGTTTCGGCAGCCTTCATGATGCGTGTGCCCGGGGTAAAGCACATAAAATTGCGTTCGGCTAGTGCAACACCATGTGCATAATCGCAGTCATTGAATGTCATCAACACTGTACCGCCAGGTCGTACCTTGTGCCACAGTTCACGTAGGTACTGCTCGATTACCTGCAATGGTTTGAAATTGAACCAGTTGTAGGCAAACACATAACCAAATTGATTGTTGGGTAGTTGTGATAAAATAGCCTGATTGTTGTTGCAATCATTAATGGTATACAATCTCAGTCTGCGCTGATACTGCTCGTGAAACCCTGCCACTGCTGGTGCCAATAACTCAGTGTTGTGGTCTACCAGATACAACGGATCCAAGGGTACCAAGTGTTCTACCCATTTTTCTAATCCAGGTCTAAAACACAACCCAGGCAATCGCCAATCAGTGTATCTCAATACTCGACCCAACAACAATTCCTGACTAGCTGGATCAAGATGCAGTTTGCGATTCAGCACATAGTCAGTGGCCTCGTATATGCTTTCGTGTTCAAACCAACGCAGGCTTTCTCTAAGCATGTCGGGATATTGTTGCTCAATCAACACATCTAGGTGTTGTTTGATGTCGTTGATAGTGGTACCAAATTTGACAAATGCTGAATCAATTGCGGCAGCATCCTGCCCCAGTTCCCTGCTGAACTGTTTGAATTGTAGTCCATGGTTGACCACTTGATGCATCACAGCATTGAGCTGACCGCGAGACTGTTGGTGAATATCCGCCAGGGAATATTCTTCCAACAAGTTTCTATAGGCAACCAAATCACTCAGTTTCATTAGAAGCTAAACAGTGAGGTAAATGTGTTTTCAGTGTTGGTGGCTGCTGCCAAGTCCCAGTCCAACACACCCAACAAGTTGTCAACTTTGCCGTCAACCACAGTGGCTTCCATGAGCCCGTCATCAAAAGGCAATTCTGTGAACCAGGCGGGCAGTCTCTGCTCGTCAGTGGGATAACCAATTGATGTCCAGCCCAATGCATTCGACTTTAACTTGCACACAATGGTTTTCATGCCATCCACAATCTGCATTGAATAGTTGTCGCTGTTCATGCGACGCAGTGTGTTCCAGTTCAGTGCTGCTCGCACATGTCCTGGCATATTGGCTTTGCCTTGCGCAGCCTCGGCAGCACCATACTTGGTCAAATTGTTGACACGCTTGGGTGAACCTTTTTCCCAGGCTGGACGTTCTGAAAACACATATTTGAATGTGCGTATTTTTTCAACCACAGCATCGCGTGTGGCATCTGTTAGCACATCGTGCAATACATCACTCAAGAAGTCTTGAATCACTTTGGGAGTATCGCTGCGTTTTAGATCCAGCCCCATGGCTTTGACCTTGCCCGGCTTGCCATTGATGTCTTGACGTTTGCCTTCTTTGTCCACAATCATCACAGCATATCGCTTTTTGGTAATAAACAGTCCTTTTGATGCCACAACTTCTCGACCGCCCTTGATCACTGAACCCATTTCCCTGGGACAATGAAATGCTTGCTCCATAAATCCAGGAAAGCTTTCGTTGACTTGATCAGCAATTGAATCATACAGCTGAATGCAAATTTCTTTGTTCCATTCCATTTCGCCAGCTTCCACAGACTTCTGCAACACTGGCCAGGCCGAGAAATAACACGAATCTGTGTCGCCATAGATGATGGTCTCGCCCACATGATCATATTTGCCTGTGATACATTCGTTGACATACGCATCCATGTGTTTAGCAATACTACGGCCTGTGAGTGTGGTACTCTGTCCAATACGTTTGTCAAAGAATCTACATCCTGGATTCAAAATAGCACCATACAAGCTGTTCAAGTTAATCTTCTTGACCAATTGACGCTTGTCCCAATACTCTTCGGCAGCTTTGTCTCCTGAGTCAATGCACTCTTTGAGTTTGGCCTGCATTTGTTTGCGTTCAGCATACCAACGTTTCAGCAGGCCTGGAATCACTGCTTCACGTTCATAAGTGAAAATAGTGCCATTGGCGCTCATGATCCAGGGCTGGTTAGAATCAAAAATCATGTGCCAAATTTCAGCACCTGAGTGTGTGCTTTCTGTGCCATCTTGCCAGTCAATGGTGATTTCGCTGCCGCGATTCTGTTCCATCACAGCAGTATACTCTATGCTGGCAAACAAGCCTTCCCAGGCAGCAGCAAAGCTTTGCCCTTGAGACATGTTGTCACGAATCAATTTATCAGTTGCCGTGGGTCTGAGTTGACCAACAATGGTTTCTGGCCCCATGTTGAGCGCACGAATAGCCGAGGGATAGAGCGAGTTGATGTCAATACTGCCAATGTATTCATGGATGCCTTTTTTGGGGTAAGCAACATAGGCACCTGCGGCTTGTGTGTCTTCATCTGCGAGTCTTTCTTTGCGGTTAGGAACAACAACTCCACGTTCGTGGGCTTCGATAATAATAGCTTGCTCAGTCACTGCCACAGCACCCATGGTGGTCTGCAACAGCACAGTGTTTTCATGTGCCAACACGTTGGCCAGATCCAAGAACTTCAGCTTCTTGTCCAGTCTGCCGATCAGTGCAGTGTCCTGACGGTTGTATTCAATAAACTTCTTGAAGTGTTGATTATACAACTGATCCAGTGTGCCTTCGAACTGTGTCTTGCGTTCGCCTAGTTCGTATTCAGCAATGGCATCTAGGCTATAACTGTGACGTTCTTCGTAAGTGTACTTGCGATACAGTTGCATATAGTCCATATGCACTCGACCAATCAAGTCGTATGTTTCGTTCTCTGCACCAAAACGTTCAAACATGCGTTTTTTGGGCAACTGTCCCCACAAGCAAAACTTGCGAGTGTCATCCTTGCTGAGCACCCGTGTGGTACGGTTTACTGTGTAAGGTATATCATAGCCCTCGGAGTTCCAACCACTCAACACATCAGCATCATCGATGATGTCAAGAAACATCTTGATCATGTCTTCTTCACGTTCAAACAAAAATGTGTTGTCAAACTCTGCTACCAGTTCCTGTGCAGTTTCCCAACTCAACCCTCGCGGCGGCACTGCCATAGTAATCAGTTGATCCAGCCAGTCCAGGTACACTGATATTGCTGTGATAGGATTGAAAGGATCTGTGGTAGGTGAAAACCCACGCTCTTTGTCAAATGCTACTTCAATGTCAAAAAATGCTGTTTGTAGCTTGGGACCATCTTGACCCTTGTAGTTGTCTTCTAGACAACGAAAGATTGGGTTGATATCGCTTTCATACAACTGCTTGTGGCTGTGCTGTCGCACTTCTTTGCGAAATTCTTTGTTGTTTTTGGAACTGAATCTTGAAACTGGATTGCCGTAGATACTGCGAAATTTGCCACGAGCATCGTCGTAGTAAAAAACGTAATTTGCAGGGTACTCTTGATATTTGCGAATGCCATCGCGGCGTTCTACAACATGAATGCGATCGTGCTCACGATCAAATAGTGCGTCAATATAACTCATTGTTCTCCGTTTATGGCCGGAAGGCCGTGATTCATGCTGCTTACGGTAGCGACTCGCTGTTGAAACAGATATTTATAAGGTCTTGCCAACAGTTTCTAAAATTGTTTCCAGCAGTTCGTGGTCTTGTTTGGCTTTGCCAAATTCGGCCTTGTGTGCCAGCTTGATGGCTTTTTTCAGTACACCTGGTTTGATTTCCAGTTCTTCGGCCACAGCCTTGATGGTGTCATTGAGGCCGCCGGTTAGAGTTTCAATTTCTTGAGTGACCTGCATACCTTCGTTGATGATTTGAATCAGTTTGATCTTTTGTTCACCGTTGAATGTTTTTTGTTCCATACAATACTCCTGTTTAAAACACTAG